CCGAAGGTGAAGAGCCCGAAGGCGACGACGAGGAAGTCGAAGTCGAAGAAGGCAAGAAGAGAAGGCGAGCAATCAACGAAGCCGAAGACGATGACGACGCTGAATCTGATGGCCCTCCGTCTGACGACACCGAATCCGACACCGAATCCGACACTGAAGACGACACTGAAGACGACACTGAATCCGACACTGAATCCGACACCGAATCCGACACCGAATCCGACACTGAATCCGATGGCCCTCCGCCCGAATTAACTGACTCGGATGAAGACGCAGGCGATTCGATACCATTCGAGCCCGGCGCAGAAGCTGGCGCAGAGATTGATGCAGATATAAATGACGCAGATCCGCCAGATGGCGGGCTTGATCACGCCGATATCGACGAGATAGTTAGCAAACTTGTAGAATTGTCAGCTGGCGGCGAAACTCTCACGATGCATGATTTACCAGAGATCGTGCAGTGCTGCTTCCCAGACCCTGTTTCAGACATAGGGGATATGGAGGCTCCGATTGAAGAGCCGCCGATTGATGCGATTGAGGAGCCGCCGATTGATGCTCCGCCGGAAGACATGGGTGGCGAAGAGGAGCTGCCGATTGACGATGCTGGTGGCGAAGGACCACCCGAGGATCTGCCGTTTGAGTCTATGAAGCCGGTCGATGAGATGAACGTAATAGACGAAAAATTAGCTAAGACTAAAGCTGTTAATGAGCACAATAAGTCGGCGGCCTTGGCAAAGTCGATTGCTGGATTCGCTAGGAAGCTGAAGATTAATGTTGCGATGAAACCCGCGAAGAGTGAGAATGGCGCTGAATACTTGGGCGATGAAGAGACATTTCCCGAATTATGCGAGGCCATCAACAAAGCGTTGGCAACAATAAAAGAAGGCAAGAAGAAGGCGAGCGTCGGTGCTATGAGCAAGTATTCGAGATGCTATCCGGTGAGCGGGGCCGGCCGCTTGTTCTACGTGTTTAAATAACTAAGAATCTTACCCCACGCAAATGAGGCCTCGTCTAACGGCGAGGCCTCATTTTTATAGTATGCTTCGGCAGTTTTACTGCGGGGAGGCCCCTAGTGCTGGAAGTCAATTGCTTTGTGAAGTTGTCAAGTTGTTCTTGTTGAGTTGGCGCATTTTTCATTATGCTGTTGTATGACAGTGGAACGATTACACCATAGTCAGCGGTGTTCATTATGCTCTGCTGCTGCTCTTGTTTATCGGAGACAACAGCGGTTTTAGCCAACTTCACTTGCTTGCTGTGTGTGGGCATTAAACCAGTTGGATCTAAGTTGACTGCATCTGGGGCCGCTACAAATGCCAGGGCTGCTGCTATCACTAAGTCGTCGTGGTTGCCACGGCCTGCTTGTGCGCCTGTTTTTTTGGTTTCGATACCTTGTCTGTCGCGGTGCCTAATGTATATCTGAAGTTGTTTATACAACCGCTCACTATAGATATCATAACCTTCCTCTTCTTCTGCTTTAATATAATCTATTAGTGCTTTGTTGAGGGTTGGCTTGGTTTGTCCGCTGGTCGCAAACCCAAATAAGCCCAGCGTGACCCCACCTGTCATCGACGTTTTTGAATTGGGCTTTGGCGTTCGGGCTTTTTTCCGCCGCCATATGTTGGGGTAGATTAGATTTCGAATATCTTGTACGAATGGTGCACCGATGCCAGTACGCTCTGGGTTAATGAGCGCGTTGTTATACCATCGTCCTATCCAATCAGCCATTCTAGCTAGAGTTTGAACCTGCACATGCCCCATATATTCGGCAACTTGCTCCATAGTGTTGATGTCAAACACTTCTATGGCACTATAATCATTGTTCTCGCCGGTGGCGATATCAACTCCAATAACATAAGTATGCCCTGGGATTCCTGATTTGATTATCTTTCCGTTTCGATACTGTGTTGGCTTACCTTGGAAGGGTTCTTTCCAAATCCACAAACCTTCGTGAGGGGTCGCCCCAACAAAATCAAGGACTTCTGCGTCACCTGTGGCCTGGTTAACCCAGTTTACTGGTTCGGCGATGGTCATCGTTTCTGGCCCATTCTCGCGTGCGCTTTCAACCATATTGCCAACATTGTGCAGTACTGTTGTGTCTAATACTGTACCACCACTACCTATGAAGTCGGCGAGAATTTCTTGCTTGAATAGGTGTGCCTCGCCACGTAGCTGCAGGCCTTTATATTCTTGGGCTAGCCAAGGCGATTTGTATGGGCCAAACTTTTCTACATCTTCTTTTGTGGTACACTTTGTTATTTTATCGGTTGGTGCTATTCTAATGCGCCTGTTGCTGATTGGGTCTATCGCATCAATAACCCAATCCATATCCCACCAATTAATTAGGATGGGATTGAATAGCCCTTCGGGATCTTGTGAATCCATCCATTTGTCCCAATACCAATTACCGATGCCATTCGGGGTTGAAATAACTATCGCGCTGCCACCGTGCTGCAATGTTGACCAGCCACCGGCCCACATACCTTCCATATCTGGCATAAACGCCGCTTCATCGATAATGTTTAAGAATGACGCATTAGATCGTAGAGTGTCGGTGCTGGACGTGAGCGATCGCACAATAGATCCGTTGGGGAATCCTAGCTCATGCTCGTTTCGTATGGTGTCTTTCCAGATTTCTCGCATCCACATTGGGAGGCGGTCGTAGACGAATTTGACATTACTTTCTAGGAAATCCTTGGCGTCTGTGTCACGTTTTGATACGATTAGGATCTTTTTGTGACCAAAGAACAGCGCGATCCATAGAGCGTACATACCTGTGAGAGTTGATGCACCGCACTGCCTGCATTTTTTAAATATGTTAAATCTGTGGCTTCTAAATGAGGCCAAGCTAGAGCGCTGATACTTAAATAGCTTGACCGGAATGACGCCAACTTCTGGGTGTTTGATTTTGCAGCACGATTCAATAAAGAATGATACTGACTTCTGGCATCGTTTTACAAATTGTTTAATTTTAGTATTAGTTACCATACATTATATATTCACTCGAATGATAAAGAACAAATTTAAAAATAGGAGTGTATTATGGCGAAGAAGTCCTCTAGCCCTAACGATGAGATCCAAGAATTATTGGATAATATCGAAGAGAACGAATCGGAGTTAGTGTCAGCTGAGATTCAACCGCTTAAGATAGCCGAAGCTGTACCAGAGCCGAAGCATGATCCGCAGACCATAATAATTGCACTAGAGGGAGGCACAGGTGGCGCAAGTGGCGCAGATAATGCTGTGGGTGGCGGTGGCAGCAGTGACGCCGGCGATTTGGTAGCCCGGATATTGAGTGATTATGGAGATCGCACTGGGGAGATTTGGAAGCAACTGATGGAGGATAGGGAATTACTCACTAAGTATATTGAAATATTTAATGATCGCATCCAAGACCCAGATAAGGCTAAGAATGTCAATATTGAAGCCCTCATGACATTGTTGAGCGCCAAAACATCTGCATCGATAAATGCGACTAGGATGCTGGATTCGACCGCCAAGATGATAGTGGCTATCAAAAATATGAAGACGGATGGTGTCACCAGTACTAGCCTGGACGATTTGCTTAACGACGGTGTCGGCGACACTGAAGAATTCGATCCCAATCAACCATAGGCCAAAATATGAGCTGGCAATTATTTGATAGAATCAGGGCGTTAACCAAGAAGGCTGGCATATACCAGCAGGAACGGTTATTCCAAGATCAATCCTCACTTGATCGAATCATGGCTGGCGGGGAGCTGCTGGACTTTAGTCAACAGCAAGCCCTGCTAGATCAGACTAATCTTCAAATTAACCGCCTAGAGCGGTATAAGGATTATGATCAGATGGACGAGACCGGCGAAATGTCGCTAGCTCTAGATCTGTATGCCGATGAATCGAGCTTGGTCGATCCTGAACGTAAACACACAATTATCATAAAGGCACAAGCAAGGGTGGTTAAAGAGGAGCTCGAAGAGTTGTTCTTTAACCAGTTGCTTATAGACAACAACATACGTCCGATGGTGCGGTACTTGTGTAAATATGGGGACGCGCCTTTTGAGATGATACCGACAGCTGAGCGCGATGGGGTTGCGGCGTTGCGGTTTGTGAATGTCTATAATTTCACACGCATCGAGACGAAACACGGCGATCTGGTTGGATTCTTCCACCAAGACGAAGTAATGGAAGAACCCCAATTCATACATCCATGGCAGCTTATGCACTTGCGGCTTACTGATTATGGTAATATTTATCACCCCTATGGTAGGTCGATTATGGAGGGTGGCAGGAAAGCATTTAAACAGCTGAGGCTGATGGAAGACGCTGCTTTGATTTATAGGATTACCAGGGCTCCGGAAAAACGAATCTTTAAGATTCCGATTGGTACTATTCCAGCTAAGGATGTGCCGGAGTTCATGCAAGGAATTGCACGAATATTCAAGCAGCAGCGATTTTATGACCCACGTACTGGTAAGTTCAATGAGCGATTTTCACCGCTTATTCAAGAGGATGACTTCTTCCTACCGGTTCGTCCGGATGGCACTGCCCCAGATATCAGCACGTTGCCTGGGGCGGAAAATCTAGACCAAATAGCCGATATTGAATACTTTAAGAAGAAAATGATAGCCCCGACTAAGATACCATTCAAGCGCGTTGGTATAGGCGAGGGCTCTGGCGAAGAGCAAGAGAAGTCACTGTCTTCTGGCGACGCTCAGTTTGCGAAAGCTGTGCAATGGGTGCAACGTGAAGTCTCCGTTGGCTTAACTAAAGTGGCGATCTGCCACCTTGCGATGGCTGGATATAGCATAGAAGATCTCAAAGGTTTTGAGATTGGTATGACTGCGTCTAGTGCTATCGATGAATTGTATCGGATGGAGACATGGGGAGGACGCACGTCGGTTATGGGCGATCTCAAGGACCTTGGGTGGTTCCCGAGAGAATGGATTGTTACGCGATTTACTGATCTTAGCCCCGATGAGATTGAGGAATTGTCCGATCTCATGTCGAAAGAGACGGAATTCCCGGATCTTGAGGGCGAAGGCGGTGGCGGTGGCGGTGGTTTGCCTGGTCTTGGCGGTGGCGAAGAACTGCCTGGCATGGAAGGTGAAGGCGGTCCTGAAGGGCTTGAAGGCGCCGAAGATATTGATGCACTTGCTGGCGGCGGCGGCGGTGATGCAGAGGAAGGTGGCTTGCCGGGTGTTGGCGAGCGCCACGATCGTCGATATAAGCAGATTATCACAGAGATGCGCCGACAACGGCAGCTAGAAAAAGTTCGTAAATTCATAGGCCGCGTTGATATGCGTGCAAATAAGCCCAGCACCTGTTTTTATGATAACCTATTGACTAATAACGAATTAGATGGCCTTAGGAAAGGCACGGATGGGGAAGAAAAAGAGGGTGAACTCATAGTCGAATACACCATGGATAGTGAGATTAGGGAAGAAGTAGTACAGGAATACTCTACTATACTTAAGAATTAATAGATAATAGACTTAATAATATCTATTCAAATATAGCTTATAATAACCAACCAGACTGGAGCACACTATGGCTAACGGAAAACAGGAATCTAAGACGCCCGTCATCAAAGAAAAGGTGGCAATGGACGCTCGAAAATTCTTGTCCGCTATCAACGGCTCCGCTCAGGCGCAAATAGCATTCTACGAGGATGCCGTTCGACGCTTGGGTGGGCAGAATGGACAAGAATGGGAATTAACGGCTCTTCAGGGTAGCAGGATTATCTTCGAAGATATTACCGATAACACCTTCATGGTCGCTGATCACTCGCGTGAGAAAGGCGGTCGCGTTAAGATTTCCAATATCCGTAGGATTGAACTACATGAAGACAAAAAGCCTGAGTTGTTTGAGCAGGCGTGTTTGTCGCTTGTTGAAGCGATTGAGGGCGGAGACGTTAAAGTTATGGATGCTGCATTCAATAAGGTTGCTGCGTCTAGGTTCCGCTCCACAACGATTCCGCCAAACGGAGTTGTTAAGACTAAAGACGGCATGGTTCGCTGCGTAGCTGTCGAGGGCATTAAGAGCCTTGGCGAGCGCATAGTTGATCAGCTGTCGGATAAATATACCATCGACGAGAGTGGTAGCATCGAAGCCTCGTTCGTCGAGAAGGACGATGGAAATTGGGACTTCGGCGTGTCTGAGCTTACTACACGTAGGCTGGTGGCTAAGAACATGCTAGAGGTAGCCACTAATGCATATAGGAGCCCTAACTTCCAGATTATGGTTGAGGCTGTTGGCGGCTTGATTTGTAAAGATCGCATTGAAGAGGCTATTAAGTATTCTTCCAAATTCCTGCGCGAGAATCAGGAATTCTGCTTATTGAATAAATCGCGTTGGGCCGATTTAGTGGGCGACGCTTTGGCGACGAAGCTTCATTTCAACGAAAATCTCGTTGAAGATGTCGCTACCCTGATGTTTAAGACGAACCTTAAGGTCAACCACGACGAATTGATTGATGCTTGGCGCAAGACCGCCGAGAGAGCAGGACACCCGGTTATGCTCGAAAACGTCGACAATCTGTCGCAGTCCGACGACTTCGAGGGAGCATATGAAGAATTCCTGGGGACCATCATAGAAGCAACTGGCGAGACGACTCGCGGTGCTTTGCTTGCTGGCCTAGAGCTTCTGCAGCAGAAAGTCGCCAGTGGCGACGTTGACGATCCGACCTCAGAGGAGCTCGAAGGAGCCATCTCTAATCTGCGAGATAAGGGCGACTCGGCCTCTATTTGGGAAGCTATGGAAATCCTCGACAGCGTCAGGCGGCATACCGATAAGATGCAGGGCCTTGACGACTTCGACCAGATGCCTGGCCCGGGATCAGATAGCGAAATTCCAGAGGAAGAAGCTGCACCAGGCGGTGACCTGGATATTGGGGCTGACGCTGGTGGTAGCGATAAGCCGCTTGAGATTACTATTGCGATGGACCCGGCTAAAATGGCTGCGAGTGCTGCGGCTGAAGCCGAGCCTGAAGCTGACTTGGGCCTTGGCGAAGAAGGCGAAGAAGGCGGCGACGAATTTAACCTATCGTCTCTTGAAGACATCGACCTTGAGGGCGAAGAAGAAGGTTTGAAGGGTGGCGAAGAAGGCGGTGAGGAAGACGAACTGGCAGCATTGGCCGCTGGCGTCGAGAAGGACGATGAGCCTATTTCTGAGGATCAGAAGCTCGCCAATGAATTCCTGACAGGTGAGGGGCTCGAAGGCGAGGTTGTGGGAGAGGAATGGCAGAAGCCTTGGGAGAAAGATGGCGATGGCGAAGGTGGGGATGATGATGACGATGACGAAGACAAAGACAAAGACAAAGACAAAGACAAAGATGACGAAGTCGAGGAAGATGTGGACGACGCGGGCGGCGACGCATACACCCTCCCAGAAGACATAGAGCTGGAAGGCATTGAAATTGACTCGGAATACTCGACCTTGATTGAGGCGGAAGCATCTGAAGTTGACCTTGCTACTTTCGATGATTTCCTTGGGCAGCAGGGTGATTGGAAGGGCGACGACGCTGACATTGCTGCTCTAGATGCTCAGGCTCAAGCTTTTGCCCGCACTCATTATGCAGACCAGATACAGGGCATGGATGAAGTGTCAGCGCAAGGCGACATAGAAAGGCTGGCTGGAAGTCTTATCACCGGTCGCACTAAATTGCGGAGTGAGAAGCCCGGCATAGAAGGTAAGGAAACCGACGAAGACGCTATTGAAGAGAACCAGTTTAAGAGCCCGTTGAGGCAGCTGTCGAAGCGTGGCTTGAAGAAGTCGGCCGTTGATGAGCTGGTTAAGGAAGGCAAGCTTACGTGGGTAGAGCGTAATAAAGAGGCCGTTCTTGGTGAGTTTAAAGGCGTCAAGTTCGTAATCGACCACGGCGAGCAGCCGGTTGCAGTATTAAGCCAAGATGGCAAAGTACAAATAGACATTCCAGAAGGGATGGTGCCAGGCGCACTGTTCATAGCTGAGATTTCGGAAAAAGAAGCCGAAGCCGACGCCTTTGTGGAATGGCTTGATAGCATAATAGAATCGTTGCGCAGCGATGAAGGTGCGATAGATGAAAGTACAGTTGAGCCCGAAGCCAAATCAGTCGCAGACCAGGTTGCCGAGTCTATGGACGAAGAAGCAACTGAGGATCCTGAGGGTGAGATAGCCGAAGGTGAATGCCCCGAACATCTAAAAGCGCACCAGTTTACGAAGAAGGACAGCGGTAGCGAAGAAGAATCGAGCGAAGATGAACCGAGCGAAGAAGAGACAGAAGAACCGAGCGAAGATGAACCGAGCGAAGAAGAATAATTAAAACATCCTAACTTCCAAAACAAGCAAACGGCACGGGCAATTGTTCGTGCCGTTTTGCTATGTATCCATATTGAGCAAATATAAATATACAGATAGGAGTTAATTATGCTTAGGGCAATCAATTTTAACAGAGGCGTTATCGCCCAAACTGGCGATATTCCACGTGGGACGCAATTCCTTCAAGAGACGTTCCCATTGGAGATTAAAGATATTAAGCAGGTAATATCTGAAGCTACGGGCACTAAGCAGAAGGTACTCCGGATGACGGGTGTCTTTCAGAAGGGTGACGAGCTAAACCAGAATGGTAGGGAATATGCAACCTCGATTCTCGCAGAGGCAGTTGGCTCGATTCAGGAGGATTTGGGGCGTCGCGTGGTAATGGGCGAGTTTGACCATCCATCTGACGCTAAAATTCACCTAGAACGCGTAAGTCACCTCATCACTAAAGTATGGATGGAAGGTAATTATGTATATGGTGAGGCTGAAGTCATTGAGGGTACGACACAGGGCAAAAACCTAGCCGCACTATTGAAGGCCGGCGTTAAGGTTGGCATATCGTCTCGTGGTGTCGGGGATATGGAAGTTGTTAACGAGGACTCCGATAGCGAGAGATATATCGTGCAGCCTGGGTATAGATTCGTGACGTGGGATGTTGTTGGCGAGCCATCAGTACAAGAAGCTACGCTCTCCGTTATGGAATCAATCAAGACTAGACGGTCGCAACATAGCAATATCATCACTAGGTCTAATATGCGTCGGTCTGATCCTGAATACGCACTGTTAGAAGAGCTGCGAAAAAGACTACAGTCTTAGGTTATTCGGACTCCTTGATAATCTGTCGAGCTAGAGCCTTTCCAACGATTTTACCTGCGTAATTTGGGTGCTCCCAATGTCTTAGGCTCTTATTCCTAGCTATCTCTTTTTTACTTGGGGTCCAGCCTTTCTTCCCAGCACATGACTTGCACACGTATTTGGCTCGCCCTCTTTTACGTTGTCGATATACAGCTTCGGCCGTAGCCACCATTTCTTTATAGCAGTTGCTGCAGCTGACGCATACCTCGTTTTTTAGTAGTACGGGGCTATCGCCATATACGTCGTGCACTCCCATAGACTGTAAAATTGTCATAATCTTATTCATGCATTTCCCGCTCAAATATAATACGAATAGTGGATCAATGTCATCCATTTAAATACTTAGGTACATAGGAGTACTAACATGGCAAGCAATCGTAAAGGTAAAGGAACTTTGCAAGGGTTTGGTGGCGTAACCAAGAGTAACCAAGCCAATCTTGCAGAAACTCTCAAGCAGGTAGGCCAGATTATTGGTACCAAGGGCGTTCGCCCTGTGGGTGGCAATATCACTGGCGTTACTGGTAAGGGCGCCGGCGGCGGTGGCAGTGCTGGTAGTGGCACCGGACAAGATATCAAGCTTAAGCCAATTGCAGGCGGCAAGGGTATTGTCGGCTCAGGTGGCGGTGGCGGTGGTAAGGGCTCCATGCCGACCGATGGCAATCCATCTACACTAACTACCGGCGAACTTGGGTCTATGGGCAAGTCCGGTCTTGGTACGAAGAATGTTCGAGATATGCCCTAATTGCAGCAATTGGGAATGCATAATTAAGAATAGGACTTCTACTCAAAAATAAGATTGGAGACTTAAGATGGACAAGATTAAGGCATTATTAGAACAACTTGGTGGATCCAAGGAGCTGGTAGTACAGATCGTTGAGTCTCTCGATCAGTTTAAATCACAAACTGAGAAGACGATCAAAGAAGCTTACCAACAACGACTCGTGCAAGCCAAAGAAGCTTGCATGGAAGAAGTAAACGAATATAAACGCGGTTTATCGCGTAAGACACAGATCTTCTTTGAGGCCAAGGTAGAGAAGATCGAGCAGCAAATCGCAAAGCAAGTGGCGATTAAGGATTCTGCCGCTGAAGCTAAACTTCAGGCCATCGTGGGAATGCTCGAAGGCATTGAAGTGAATAGTGAAAGCAAGAATGGCGACATCCAAGCCGCGCAAAAGCAACTCAAGGAGCTGCAGGAAGAACTTCGCAAGACGAAGGCTAATAATACAGCTATTGCGGAGAAGGCAGAGCGAGCTCATTCGGTCGCCGAGAAGACCTTGGAACGGAATAAAGTCCTTTCAACCGAGTTGGCTGAAGCCAATAAGCCTCCTTGCCCGAAGTGCAATTGCAAGCCTTGCGAGTGCACTAAGTCTGAAGGCAAGAAGAAGCGTAAAGGCAAGAAGGCCATCACAGAAGGTCGCAAGAGAAAGGGCAAAACCGTTACCGCCCGAAAGGCAAGCCCAGGTCAGATTGCTAAGACCAAGAGCACGCCAGCCGATGTTTCCGGTACGCAATCCATGGGCGGATTCACCGTTGGTGGAATTGCAGCAGGAATGGACGAATAAACTTGAGTTGTTAACTTAGTCTGAGGAGACTACTATTATGGGTAACCATGTTAAGACACTTACGGAAGACAAGGATCCTCACTACCAGGCCGTTCTTACGGAATCGCGCAAGAATCAGGACGTCAAGCGATGGGCGCCCGTTCTGAGCAAGTGCAAAGAGATTCCGCGTAAGAAGCTGGGCCTTATGGCCTCTTTGCTGGAAAACCAGCATAAGGCTTGGGATCCGAAGAACAGGACAGTCCTGTTTGAAGATATCACCACGACCGGCAACGTGGCTGATTTCACTCGTTTTGCATTGCCGCTTATCCGCAAGAGCTATGCTCGCCTTATTGCGGACAACCTCGTTGGCGTTCAGCCGATGAGCCAGCCAGCTAGCCTGATTTTCTACATCAGGTATCGTTACGCCCTGTCGAAGGGTCAGACGGTCGCTGGAACGCAGATCATGCGTCAAAATACTAGCCAGGCCTTCGCCAAGCAGAATGGTTGGGCACTGGATCCGTACTACAGCTCCCAGATGGTCCGCGATGAGGACCTGACAGAAGCTCCGACGTCTGATGGTATCACGATTACTGGTACCCTTCAGCATCGTCCGATTCTGGCCGGTACAGTTGTAGTTAACCTGTTCGAAGCTGACCAGGCCAATCAGGATTGCGACAACGCAGTCCCGCTTTGCCAGGTAACGTTCGACGCCGCTGGCGAAGTTGACATCGTCATCTGCCGCGACGACACCGACATTACTGGTGCCTTCGCAGTTGATACTGCCAACAGCTCCTTCGACAGCTCCGATGGTTCGGTTACCGTCGTTTTCACTGGTGCTCCTCCGGCCGGTGCATTCGCGAGAACCAACTACGAGTACGACCTGGAAGCTAACCCCTTCCAGCCTGAGTTGACCCTCAGCATCGACAGCGACTCCGTTGCTGCCGTTACTCGTAAGCTGAAGACCTCCTGGTCCCTGGAAGCCGCTCACGACTTGAAAGCGGTTCACAACATCGACGCCGAATCCACCCTAACGGATTTGATGGCCGATGAAATGGTAGCGGAAATTGATCGTGAAATCATCAATGACTTGATCATTGCTGCCGCGATCCGTGCAACGCACAACTTCGCCACCGCAGCTGGTGCTTCGGTCAACTTTACTGACCGCAACATTGCGTTGCTCTACAAGGTGCTTGAAGTCGCGAACATCATCCACCGTACCACACTGCGTGGTCCGGCGAACTGGATGGTCACCTCGGCCGATATTAGCTCCAAGTTCGAGCAGCTGAATGACTTCCGTGGTTCGGATGCGTTTGTCGACGAAGGTCTCGACATCGGCATCATGAGCGCTGGAACCATTCAGGGCAAGATGCACCTGTACAAGGATCCGCTGTTCCCGAACTGTAAGATCCTGCTGGGCTACAAGGGTAACTCCGTCCTGGACGCTGGTTACTTCTACGCTCCGTACATTCCGCTTCTTTCGACTCCTACCGTACTTGATCCTAACTCCTTTACTCCGAACAAGGGAATTATGACACGTTACGGCAAGAAGATGATTGAAGACGGCGGCCTGTACTATGGAGTTATTAACGTTTCCAATTTGTAACGGAAACTGATAGGAAACCAAAAGAGACCCCGGCAGTAATGTCGGGGTTTTCTTTTGTATTTGAAGGTTTCCTAACAGTTTTAACAACCGATAAGAGATTGGAGACAGTCATGGACCGTAGTACAACCCGCCGTATGTGCCGCGAATGCGGAGCAGATTCAGCTAATGTGAAGTTTAAGGCCGGCAAGAATTTATGTATGGAATGTCATCGTGCATATATGAGAGATTGGAAGGAAAAGAACGCCGGCCATTTGAAAGAGTATCGTAGTAGGCCCGAAATAAGAACTAAGCGACAAGCGGCTGTTCGCAAAGCGGTTCAGCGATCCCCTGAGGCGTTCTTGCGTAATCGCTTACACCATATTACTAAGGCCAGTAATTTCAAGAAGGCCAAGGAGGGTAAGCTCAACATAGCTGCATTAGATGTTGGGATTGATTATGATTATCTGCTCGGTATCTATAAGCAGCAGCAAGGCAAGTGTGCGTTGTCAGGCATCGAAATGACGCATGAATTCAACGATATGCAGTCCATTTCTATAGACCGCATAGACTCATCCAAGGGCTATATTGTTGGGAACGTACAATTAGTGTGCACAAGCATCAATCGTATGAAGAACAATTATACTCAAAAAGAGACTACTGAGTTTTTAGCCAAGCTGCGTTTCGTTAGAATTTAAACCCAGCACAATAACATAGACAATTAGGCGTATTTTAATTCTAGGAGAACAACAATGAAGCACAAATCCATGATTAACGGCGATTCCCAAAAAATACTGGCGAGGCTAGTGAAAAAGAATAAGGAAAAGAATAAGAGTAAGGGTATTGTCCACGCAATTGTGACTGATCC